CACGCTCAAGGCCGCGCTTACCGCCATCGGCGAAGTCGTCAAGGCCCTCGTCGTCGTCGTCCGCGTGGCCGTCGCCAGCGATCCGGAGGACCAGGCCGACAACGCCATCGGCGCGGACAGCGCCGGCACCAAGACCGGGATGCAGGCCCTGCTGGCGGCCGAAGCCCTGCTCGGCGTCAAGCCCCGCATCCTCGGCGCCCCGGGCCTCGATGTGCAGGCCGTCACTACCGCGCTCGCCGTCCTCGCCCCCAAGCTCAACGGCCGCGCCTATGCCGCCGCCATCGGCGCGGATATCGCAGCCGCCAGCACCTACCGGGAAAACTTCGCCGCCCCCGAACTCAGCCTGATCTGGCCGGACACGTCAGCCACGGCCGGTGACGCTGTCGCCCGCGCCCTCGGCCTCCGCGCCCTGATCGACCAGACCATCGGCTATCACAAGACCATCTCCAACGTTGCCATCCCCGGCGTCAGCACCATCACCAAGCACGTCAGCTTCGACCTGCTCGATCCCGCCAGCGATGCCGCCGTGCTCAACGATGCCGGCGTCGTCACCCTGGTCCGCACCAACGGCTTCCGCTTCTGGGGCAACCGCACCTGCGCGGACGAGACCCACCCGGAATACAGCTTCGAATCGGCCGTCCGCACCAAGCAGCACCTGCGCGACGTGATCGCCGCGACGGTCGCCCCGTTCATGGATCAGCCGATGACCATCGGCCTGATCAAGGACCTGCTGGAAACCGCCAACGCCCAGGCCCGCGCCGAAGTCCGCGCCGGCCGCATCGTCGGCGCCGAATTCTTCTTCGACGCGGACCAGAACCCCGCCGACCAGCTCGCCGCCGGCCGCCCCACCTTCCGCTTCATGTTCACCCCCTGCGCCCCGCTGGAAAACCCCACCGTCCAGCTGGTCATCACCGACTACTACTACACCGGCTTCGCCGACCAGGTCTCGTAACCGCGCCCCCTTCCTCACGCCGGCCTCTCCTTCGTCACCCCCGCCCTCCCCTTCGTCACCCCCGCGCAGGCGGGGGCCCAGCGAACAAAAGCTCCCGAAAGGTCAAATCGATGGGCATCCCCCGCAAGCTCAAGAACCTCAACGCCTTCGTCCAGGGCGGCTCCTACCTCGGCATCATCGGCGAATTCACCCAGCCCAAACTGGCCATCGCCATGGAAGACTGGCGCGGCGGCGGCATGCTCGGCCCGATCAAGATCGATCACGGCCTCGAAGCGATGGAAGCCGAACTCACTTTCGGCGGCCATGAGGCGGAACTCATCCGCCTGTTCGGCACGCCGGATGTCGGCGGCGTCCGCATCCGCCTGGTCGAAGCCTTCCAGGCCGACGACGGCAGCGCCGCCCAGGCGGTCGAAATCTACCTGGCCGGCCGCTGGTCGGAGATCGATCCCGGCACGTCGAAGCCCAAGGACGACACCAGCCACAAATACAAGGCGCCGCTCGCCTACTACCGCCGCGTCGTCGACGGCGTGACCGAGGTCGAGATCGACATGCTCGCCGGCGTCTTCATGGTCTACGGCGTCGATCGCTACGCCGAGATCATGTCCATCCTGACCAGCTAAGCCCTTCGTCATCCCCGCGCAGGCGGGGGCCGCCGGCCGGTCCTTTCGCGGGGCGCCGGCCGGCGGCGGGGCCGGAGGAGTTTACCCCTGTCGCGTCTCCGGCCCCAACCCAGCCCCGCACCTCCCTCGTCAGCCCCGCAGTCCCCTCGTCAACCCCGCATCCCCTCGTCAGCCCCACATTCCCTCGTCATCCCCGCGAAGGCGGGGATCCAGCCCAACAAAAAACGAAAGCCCCGCGCCATGACCACCCCCGAAACCGAAGCCGCCGGCCCCGCACGCTTCGTCACCGTCAACCTCACCGCCCCCATTCGCCGTGGTGAAACCGAGATCGCCACGCTCAACGTCCGCAGGCCCCAGGCCGGCGAGCTACGCGGCCTGGCCCTGGGCGATATCCTGAACACCGATATCACCGCCCTGCTCACCCTCCTGCCCCGCGTCACCGAACCCCCGCTCACCAGCGCCGAGGTCAACGCCCTCGATCCCGAAGACTTCGCCGAGCTTGGCGGCGCGGTGCGGGGTTTTTTCATGACGGCGGGGGAGCGGGCGATGGTCGAGACGATGATGGCCCAGCATCAACCTGTGAAGACCTGATCGCGGAGATCGCCATGATCTTTCACTGGCCCCTGTCGGAACTCGAGGTGCTGGATATCGACCGGCTCCTGTTCTGGCGGGAAAAGGCGGTGGCCGCGTGGAACCGCGTCAACAAGCCGGATAGCGCGCCATGAGCAACAAGCTCTCCCTGATCGTCAGCTTCGTCGCCATGGACAAGATGAGCGGCGCGCTGCGCAACATCATCGGCCTCGGCCGCCAGGGCAGCACCTCGCTCAAGGGCCTGAACGGGGAAGCCAAGCGCCTCGAACGGCAGATGGCCGGCGTCCAGCGCGAACTCAAGGGCGCCACCGGCAACGTCACTGCCCTGATGAACCGCGAGCGCGAACTCGCCGGCGCCATCGCCGCGGTCAACACCCAGATCGCCCGCCAGCAGGCCCTGTCCGGCATCGATGCCGACAGGCGGGCCATGCTCAACCGCGCCGGCGCCCTCAAGGGCAAGGGCATGGACAACATGATGGGCGGCGCCAGCCTGTCCCTGCCCCTGATCCTCGCCGGCAAGGCGGCGATGGATTTCAGCAGCGGCATGGTCGATATCCAGCAGAAGGCCCAGCTTACCAACGCTGAGACGGCCAAGATGGCGGCCAATATCCTGGCCCTGTCGAAAGCCGCCCACCAGCTCCCGGAAGACATGCGCTCCGGCGTCGATGCGCTCGCCGGCCTCGGCCTCGATCCCCGCCAGGCGGTCCAGATGATCGGCCCGATCGGCCGCCTCGGCACCGCCTTCAAGGTGGACCTGGCCGATGGCGCCAACGCCGCCTTCTCCAACCTCAACAACCTAAAGGTGCCGATCGGGGAGACGGCCAAGGCGCTCGACATCATGGCCGCCAGTGGCAACGCCGGCGCGTTCGAGGTCCGGGACATGGCCCGCTGGTTTCCCACCCTCACCGCCCAGGCACAGGCGCTGGGGCAAAAGGGCACCGGCGCCGTGGCGGACCTCGCCGCCGCGCTGCAGATCGCCCGGCGCGGCGCGGGGGATGCCGACCAGGCCGCGAACAACCTCCAGAACCTGCTGGTCAAGATCAACAGCCCGGCCACCATCGCCAAGTTCCAGAAGCTCGGCATCGATCTCCCGACCGCGTTGAAAAAGGCCTACGCCGAAGGCAAGACGCCGCTCGAGGCCATCGCCGAACTGACGAAGAAGGCCACCGGCGGGGATCTGGCCAAGATCGGATTCGTGTTCGAGGATATGCAGGCCCAGGCCGCCCTGCGGACCCTGATCCAGAACATGGACGATTATCGGAAAATCCGCGCCCAGGTGGCGGCATCCGGCGGCACGGTCGATCAGGCCTTCGCCCAACGCGAAGCGCAGGACGCAGCGGTCAAGTGGCGCGATTTCCTCTCCGCCGCCCAGCGGTTCGGCATCGTCATGGGCCGCACCGTGCTCCCGGCCGGCACCGCTTTCCTGACCATGGCCGCCAACATGGCCGATCGCATCGGGGCATGGGCCTCGGCTCACCCGCGCCTGGCGAACGCGCTCGGCACGCTGGTCACCCTGTCGATTACCGCCCGCATCGGCCTCGGCGCCCTGCAGTTCGCCTTCGGCGGCCTGCTTGGCCCGCTGGCGAAAGTCTGGTCCCTGTTCGCCCGCGCCCGCGTCCTCGGCACCGTGGCGCTATGGGTCGGCCGGCTCGGCTTTCTCCTGGTCAGCATGGCGGGCTGGTGGGTCCTGGCCGGCATCGCCATCGGCGCCTTCGCCGCCTATGTCATCACTCACTGGGGCACGATCAGCGCCACGTTCTGGAAAGGCGTCGCATCAGTGAAGGGCGCGCTCTCCGGATTGCCGGGCTGGCTCAAGTCGATCGGCAGCCTGATGATGGAAGGCCTGCTCACCGCGCTCGACCCGTCGCGCCTGGTCGCCCACCTGCTCAACGTCGCCCGCATGGGCGTCACCGCCTTCAAAAACTACTTCGGCATCAAGTCGCCGAGCCGGCTGATGATGCAGATGGGCGGCCACATCGCCACAGGCCTCGGCGTAGGCATCGATCGCCAGGCCCACCGCCCCGCCGCCGCCATGCGCCGCCTGCAGGGCGGCCTCACCCCCATGGCCCCCGCCGCCTCCCGCCCGGCAGCGAGCGGCATGCTCGCCGGCGCCACCATTACCATCCCGATCTACCCCGGCGCCGGCCAGAGCGCGGAAGAGATCGCGGACGCCGTCATGCGCCGCCTGGAGCGCGCCGGCGCCAAGCGCGCCCGCTCCTCCTATGATGGCGCCCGCTGATGGCCTCCCGCCCCGCTCTCCCCCAATCCGGCCTCTCCGCCGCTCACCTGCTCACCCTCGGCATGTTCCTGTTCGGCATGGACACCATGGCCTACAGCGAACTCACCCGCCGCCTCGATTGGCGCCACCCCACGGCCGATCGCATGGGCGCCCGCCCGGCCCGCCAATAT